CCCGCGAATAAAAACGGATTTTCGAGCGGAGTTTGTCAACGCAGGGAGATCGGATGGCCCCAGACTCGACGATGGTCAGGCAGTCTGCTGCGGTGAGATACGTTCGGACCCTCCAGCAGCTCGCCGTCGCGCTCGAGGTGAGTTCGACCACAATCGCTCGGTGGCGGAACGAGTGGGGAGGATTTCCGAACCGCACCGCCAAGGGCTGGGACGTCGCTGCTACGAAAAAATGGCGCGAATCTAAGAACCTCGAACGTCGCGCAAAAAAGGCACGCGCCACGAGTGTCGGTAAACGCCACGATCGCCCGACCTATGCGGGTCGCCCGCCTAAAGAGCGAGAGAACGACCCGCCGGCTGACGGCGAGGTCGAGATCAGCCAGGCGGATCTGTCGCTCTATGATCTGGACGCTGAGAAGAAACGAGCGGAGACCCAGTACCGCCGCGCCAAAGCAGAGATGGCGCAAATGCAGGCGGACGAGCTCAAGGGGTCGCTCGTCAAGCGGGCCGAGGTCGAGCAGATGTTCGCCGATCGCGTTCACGAGGTCGCCAGCAAGCTCGACGGGCTGGGCCGTGGCCTCGCACCTCGACTTGTCGGTCTCCATGCGCGGGAGATCGAGAAGGAAATCAACGCAGCAACACGGGCGATCCGGGAGCATTTCGCACGAGCGAGGCCGCTGTAATGGCGAAGCGGTGCGCATTGTTTCCAGCCGAGATTGCCGCATGGACTCCACCCGAGGAGCTCACCGTCGCTGAATGGGCTGACAAATACCGCGTGCTCGATCCGATCACGAGCGCAGAGCCCGGCCCGTGGCGCACCGACCGCACGCCTTACCTGCGCGGGATCTTTGACGCATTCCTCGATCCGCGATACGAGCAGATCACGATCATGGCGTCGACGCAGGTCGCCAAGACCGAAACCATGCTCAACCTGCTGGGGTACCTCATCGATCAAGACCCCGGGCCGGCGCTGTTCGTAATGCCCCGCGAAGCCGACGCCAAGAAGATGGCGCACCGCCGGTTCAGGCCAATGCTAGAGAGCTCGCCAAGGCTGGCGCGATATATCAGCGAGGCGAAGTCTGACCGCAAAACGATCGAGTACCGGCTCGGTCAGTCGCTTGTCTCATTCGCCTGGGCAAACTCTCCGGCCGCGCTTGCCTCGACTCCGGCGCGGTATCTGTTTCTCGACGAGGTGGACAAGTACCCGGCGTTCAGCGGCAAAGAAGCCGACCCGATCAGCCTGGCAGAAGAGCGCCAGCGCACGTTCTGGAACCGCAAGCGCGTGCTGGCGAGCACCCCGACGACGGCAGACGGTTATATCTCCCGGGCATGGGAGACGAGCACGCAGGCGCTCTACTATCTACCGTGCGCGAAATGCGACGGTTTCCAGACCATGAAGTTCCCCTCGATCCGCTGGCCGGAAGACGTGCGCGACCCCAACACGATCCGCAGCGATCAGCTCTGCGTCTACGTCTGCGAGCACTGCGAGCGCGAGCTCAACGAGGACGACCGTCGCCGAATGCTGGGACGCGGAGTCTGGTGCCCAGACGGCTGCCGGATCGACGAATCCGGCGACGTGCTCGGATCGCCGAGGGACGTGAACAACGCCGGATTCCACCTGTCTGCGCTGCTGTCGCCGTGGCTCACAATGTCTGAGATTGCGGCCAAGTTCCTCGAGGCGAAAGACGACACGCCCAGGCTGCTAAACTTCGTCAACTCGTGGCTGGGCGAAAAATGGGAGGAGCGCGGGGAGACCCTCTCGCCGGCGCATGTTGCAGCTCGAGCGTGCCACCACCACCGAGGGACCGTGCCCGAGGAAGCCGTCGTACTCACGGGCGGGGTCGACGTGCAGCAGAATCATATCTACTACACGATCAGGGCATGGGGGCCGGGCGAGACCTCGTGGCTCGTCGAGGCCGATAGGGTCGAGTCGTGGGAGCAGTTACTGGCAATCCTAACCAGATCGGCGTTCCCGGTCGTTGGGAGCTCGGACACCAGCCTGCGCGTGCGCCTGACCTGTATTGACAGCGGCCACCGCACAGACGAGGTGTACGGGGTTTGCCGGCGGTTCCCCGACCTCCTGCGTCCGATCAAAGGCCAGCAGAAGATTGCCGGTGGTGTCCCGATCCGCATGACGAGGGTCGAGCGTAACTACCAAGGCCAGACCGCACGCACGGGTGTGAAGCTGTGGCACCTCGACACGTCGCATTTCAAGGACAAGCTCGTGCGGCTCATGCGGACCCCGCTCGAGGAGTCGGGCGCATGGCAGCTCCACGCCGACCCCGCTGAGGAATACCTGCGGGAGGTCACGAGCGAGCACAAGGTAGTGCGAATTGACCGCAAGACCGGGCGCACCCACAGCGCCTGGACGGTTCGTCCCGGCCACGGTGCCAACCACTGGCTGGACTGCGAGGTCTACGCGCTGGCGGCTGCCGATATGCTCGGCGTGCATTTGTACGGTGCAATCGAGGACGAGGTGACCGAGCCTGCGCCGGCACCGACGCCAAACACGGCGCGGATCAACACGGAGCTCGCGCGGGATCGCAGCTTTGACTCAAAGCAATCAAAGCGCAAAAGCACGCACGGAGGGAGCTGGGTCAATAAAGCACCGAATCGGCGCGGGCCGAGCGGCTGGGTCAAGTGAGTGGCGACTCGTGGGTCTTCGGCGATCGAAGGCGCAAACGACCCGCGAAGCCAGCGCAGAAATCGCACAAGGAAGAAGGGGACGGCTGGATCGTCGTCGAGTTTAGCGTCGTGAAGTGTCCCGCCTGTAACAGCCCGGCCCGCACGGTGAAGCGCATGGAGTCAGGAATGCGATATCACCGTTGCGGTGACGAAAACTGCAACCTGCCATTCAAGTCGATCGAGCGCAGCGCCCGTGTCCTTTTCTGCCCCGGGGGAATGCGCCGATTGTTATGGAAGGGCAATAGGTGATAAAAGACCGACATGGCTACAGCAGCAGAAACGCTAGCAGCGATCGACACCGCCATCGAAACGCGCTTGACCACTGGCGAGCTCGTCACAGAGTTCACCATCAACGGGCGCACCGTGCGTTACGAGACTCTCGACGCGCTGATGCGCCTGCGCGCCCTCTACGAGAAGGTGGCCGCTCGCGAAGCCCGCAGCAATAGCACGGGTACTTTGCTGGCGCGATTCAGGAGGCCGTGATGGCGAAGCGCCGAGCCGTGCAGGACAAAGCCAACAGACTGACGCGCTGGGCTGACGGCGTGATCGGGATCATCTCGCCGGCCACTGCGCTCAAGCGCCAGCAGTACCGAGCGGCTGCGCAGTCGACGAAATTCAACCACTACGCCAGGTCAGCGCACGATCGAACCCGCGCCGACTGGTACAGCGTGCAGGGATCGGCCGACGCTGAGATCCTCCCCGACCTGCCGGGGGTGCGTGGCCGCTCGAGGGAGCTCGTTTCCAACGACAGCATGGCCGCCTCGATCGTGCAGACGCTGGTAGACAACACGGTCGGCACTGGCATTCGGGCGCAGTCAGCGCCGGATCGCCGAATGCTGAACGTCAGCGACGAGCAGGTCATCGCGTGCCGCACCGCAGCAGAAGAGCGATGGCAGGTCTGGTCCAACGAGTGTGAGTTCACTGGCCGGCACGACCTGCACAGCCTTATGCGATTGGTGACGCGCCAATGGATCGAGTGCGGTGAGGTCTTCCTGATCCGCAACATGAAGCGCAACGACCCCAGCCGGGCTTTCTGGACCTGCTTTGACGTGATTGATCCTGACCGGATCAGCTCGCCCAACAACGTGGATCGGCTCGATACCTCGAACGGCAAGAACCAGATCCGCAGCGGGGTCGAGCTAACCAGCAAGGGTATTCCGGTCGCGTACCATGTGCGTCTGGGCCACCCTGGCGATGGGATCTACGACACAACGCGCAGCAACGAGTGGCGCAGGATCAGTGCTCGAGATAGCGCCGGCCGCGTAAACGTGATTCACCTGTACCGGCAGGACCGGCCAGGGCAGACACGAGGACTGCCGTGGCTCGCGCCAGTCATGGGCACCCTCGATCACCTCGCCCGATTCCAAGAGGCCGCGCTCGTGCGCGAGCGTGTCGCTGCCTGCTTCGCTGCGTTCATTGTGAAGCCGGAGCACGACATGGGCGTCCCGCTCGACGCTACTGGCAGCAGCGAGCAGCGGGCGCTCGACCTCGAGCCTGGCTCGATCGAGCAGCTACTGCCCGGGGAGGACATCCGGTTCCCCAACCTCGGCGGGCTTGGCCAAGATTTTAGCAGCTTCATGAATCACAACATGCGTCAGGTCGGCGCGGCTCTCGGGCTGCCGCTCGAGCTGTTCGCGAAGGATTTCAGCCAGACCAACTACAGCTCCGCACGGGCAGCCATGATCGAGGCCCGCAGGGTGTTCCAGCAAACGCAGCACGCGCTCATGCGCTCGGTGCTCACGCCGATGTGGAA